GGTATTTAAAAGAGGGCCTTAGGGCCCTCTTTTTTTGTCTGCATAAATAGAAGACAAGAGGAGATAATATGGCTACCCTAACAACAACACCAGTAAATAGAAGTTTTCTTTCTAACAATAAATTTGATTTTATTCTTAGACGAATTCCCAACTTCACATATTTTGTACAAGCTGTGAATTTACCAAGTTTATCTTTACAATCTACTACAATCAATACACCATTTTCCGCACTAAGTGTTCCAGGAAATCAAATCAATTTTGGTACATTGTCTTTAACATTCATAGTTGATGAAGATATGCAATCGTGGTATGAATTGTACAATTGGATATTCAAACTAGGCAATCCAAAAGGCTTTGATAAAAGAGGCGGTCTAAAAGATAATGATAAATTAATTGACAGCGTAACTTCTGATGCAACATTATTCATTAAAACAAATGCAAACAACCCAAATTTTAAAATTGATTTCTATGGTGCATATCCTACCGAATTAGGAGATATGCAGTTCTCTGCTGTAGATAATCAAGAGTTTATTACCTCTACAGTAACATTCAACTATACTTACTACGAAGCAACAAACATTTGACATTTACCCTTAAATGTGTTATTATGATGAATACAAATATTGACTTGAGGAATTATTATGACGTTAGACCAAATGATGGAAGAGTGGAGACTTGACGCTACAGTTGACTCCACAGAGTTGGGTATCGCATCTTTAAAGATACCAGAATTACACAGCAAATATCTCAAAATTTATTTTGACGAAAGACGCAAACTCAAAGCACTTGAGTTTCAAAGCAAAGATTTATCTTTGAAGAAGTATGAGTATTACAATGGAAAACTTTCACAAGAAGAACTTGACGAACTCAATTGGGAGCCTTTTGTTAAACGTTTGATGAAAAATGAAGTTGATATGTACCTTGATTCTGATAAAGATATTATACACAACAATGTTCGCATAATCAATCAAAAAGAAAAGTTAGCATTTTTGGAAGAAGTACTTAAGAACGTCAACCAACGCAACTTTCAGATTAAGAACGCTATAGAATGGAAGAAGTTTACGCAAGGTGTACAATAAACTCTATATCTCAAAAGTAGATGAAGTCTACGCACACATCAAGTGTGAGAACTCCGATGCAATGGAGTTGAATGAATACTTCACATTCTACGTTCCCGGTTACAAATTCATGCCCGCATTTAGAAATAAAATATGGGATGGAAAGATACGGCTTTTCAATTCTCAGAATAGACAAATCTACTACGGCTTAATTCCACACTTAATTAAGTTTGCTAAAGAGCGTGAGTATGAAATTGAATTTGATAAGTCTGTAGAAACGTATGATGAATTCTCAGTATCAGAAGCAAAAGACTTTATTGATACCCTAGGCATTCCATTCGAGGTGAGAGACTATCAAATAGAAGCATTTATTCATGCAGTACGCAGTAGAAGAAACTTGCTAGTATCGCCCACAGCATCTGGCAAGTCGCTCATCATATATCTCATTGCAAGATATTTAAACTGCAAGACTCTTATTATTGTTCCTACAATCTCACTTGTCGCACAGCTATACAAAGACTTTGAAGACTATGGGTTTGAGAGTGATAAATACATACATCAGATCATGTCAGGCGCAAGCAAACAAACTGATTGTCCTATTGTCATATCTACATGGCAATCAATTTACAAGATGCCAAAAGAATGGTTTGATGAATTTGAATTAGTCGTAGGTGATGAAGCACATTTGTTTAAAGCAAAGTCGTTGATATCTATTTTGACAAAACTGACTGAGTGTAAATATAGATTTGGTCTTACAGGTACACTAGATGGAACACAGACACACAGATTAGTCTTAGAAGGTTTGTTCGGTAAAGTCAAACAGATTACAACAACAAAAGAATTGATTGACTCTGGAAAATTAGCAAAGTTTAGAATTAAAGCGTTGGTACTTAAGCATAACGAAGAATCGTGCAAGTTGGGTAAGAATTTTAAATATCAAGATGAGATAAATTATATTATAGGTAAGCCGTCACGTAATAGATTCATTAGAAATTTGACTCTGAGTCTAGAAGGTAACACTCTTTTACTTTATCAATTTGTTGACAAACATGGCAGAATATTGTATAATATGATTAAGGACGCAGTAGAAGAAAATAGACCTGTATTCTTTATTCATGGTGCTGTTGAAGTAGATGAGAGAGAAGAAGTTCGTAGAATTACTGAGAATGAAGAAAATGCAATCATCGTAGCATCATATGGAACATTCTCTACTGGTATTAATATTCGCAATTTACACAATGTTATTTTTGCTTCACCAAGCAAGAGTAAGATTAGAACACTACAGTCTATTGGTCGAGGATTGCGTTTGGGTGATAATAAGAAAGAAGCTATTTTATATGACATATCGGACGACATGACACATAAGAGTAGAAAGAATTTTACGTTAGAACATTTTATCGAACGAATGAAAATTTACAACGATGAAAAGTTTGAATATAAAATTTATACGTTAAACTTAAAGGAAGAATAATGCTTTGCAAAGTATTAAAACTAACAAACGGTGATACTCTCATCGGCAATGTTGTTGAGGAAAGTAGAAGCTACATTGAAGTGCATCGTCCCATGAGGGTCGTTCTTGTTCCTAGAGTTTCTGACGAACATTCGTTCAGCTTGTCTATGATGAAATGGGATCCACTTACAAATTTTGATTTGCCTTCTAGAATATTTAAACAAAGTATTGTTTCGGTATCTGAAGCAACATCAGAAATCATAAGAGTCTATGGTGAAGCGTATAAAGAATTTGAGTCGAGTGATGTAGATGAGATCGAAATTCAACCAGACGATAGGATGTCTGAAATCAAAGAAGAGATTGATAAGATGAGATCAACAATGACTTCATCTAACAATCATATATTACATTAAGTCTTTATCAAAGGGAACACAGTGATAATAACTCATTGTCAAGTGTTTGTCAACTAATTAAGGTGAAACATGAGCATTACTACCGCTACCGTAAAAACAAAACAAAAACACTACGTCAACAACGAACATTTCCTACAAGAGATGGTCGTGTTTCGTTCCGCAGTTAAAGAAGCAGAAGCAACAAATGGAGAACGTCCAAGAGTGCCAGAGTATATTGGCGAATGCTTGTTTAAAATTGCAACGCACTTAGCACGTAAACCAAACTTTGCAAACTATACTTTCAAAGAAGATATGGTATCTGATGGTATTGAAAACTGTCTGTTGTACATTGACAATTTTGATCCCGAAAAGTCTAAGAATCCATTTGCATACTTTACCCAAATCATCTACTATGCATTCCTGCGAAGAATTCAAAAAGAGAAAAAACACTTGTATATCAAGTACAAGAGTATGGACAATTTAATCATTACTTCTCTCATTGAAAACAATGGCGAAGAATACGTTTCTTCAAGTCTGAACGGCGTAATGCATGATTCATATAGTGAAGAATTCATTAGCGATTTTATCAAAGCATTCGAAGTGAATAAAGATAAAAAGATTGCCAGTGCAAAGCCTAGAAAGAAAAAAGCTACTGGCAATACTGTGTTTGATGAATTTATGGAGAACAATAATGCAGACTCCCATCCCAGCCCAACTTGAAAACTGGTTAAAAATTGTTAACGACAAAAGATCACCACAAAATCTCAGAGAAAATGCCGTCTTGCATTTGACTGAGATTCGTGCTATAATCGACAAGTCTCTAGGTACAACAATGAAGAAGCAAGGTCAACGAAAGTATGAGAATATGTCTATTAGGTGATACGCACTTTGGCGTTAGAAATGACTCCAAAGCGTTTCATGCTTACTATGAAAAATTTTATGATGAAACATTCTTTCCTCAATTAGCAGAGCGTGGTGTAAGAACAATCATTCAACTTGGCGATTTGTTTGACAGACGCAAATACATCAACTTCCATTCGTTAATGGAAAGTCGTAGATACTTCTTTGACAGATGTGTCGAAGAGGGCATTACACTTCATGCATTGATTGGTAATCACGATATCTTTTGGAAAGAAAGTCTTGAAGTTAATTCTCCAGACTTGTTGCTGAGAGACTATCACAACATTGTGTTATGGCAGAAGCCTGGCACACTCGAAGTTGATGGTGTCAAGATTGATATGATACCATGGATTTGCAAAAGCAATGAAGCTGAAGTCTTTGAGTTTGTAAAGAACACATCTTCTCCATTATGTATGGGACACTTTGAACTTGCTGGCTTTCCATTGTCGAGGGGTGTAGATAGCCATGACGGAATTGACTATAAGTTTCTAAGCAACTATAATAGAGTGTTCAGTGGACATTATCATACGTTCTCCGAACACGATAGCATCACGTATGTGGGAACTCCATATGAACTCTTTTGGTCAGACTATCAAGATCAAAAGAAATTTGCTATCTTAGATGCAGAGAGTATGAAAGTTGAATATGTAAATAATCCTTACAGAATGTTTTACAAAATTAACTATGATGATAATTGCACAGACAAGCTGAAGATTGAAGATTTGAAGAATATGGATTTCTCTAAGTATACAAATGCTTATGTGAAAGTTGTTGTTGTGAATAAACAAGACCCATATTTATTTGAAAAACTTGTTGATGAAATATATAAAGTAAGTCCAGTCGATGTTACAATCGTTGAAGACTTTACAGAATTTAGTGAGACAGAAGACGAAGACATTGTGAATCAAGCTGAAGATACCATGTCTATTCTGTCTAAATTTATTGATGCACAAAGTTTGAGTATCAATGATCCTAACAAATTGAAAACATTGATGCGTGAACTCTACGTTGAGGCACTATCTACAGAAAACATAGAATGATTATTTTTCGTAATTTAAGATGGAAGAACTTCCTAAGTACCGGGAACTTTTTTACCGAACTGAACTTAGACGGCAACAACACCACGTTGATTGTTGGCTCTAATGGTTCAGGTAAATCAACTATGCTTGATGCATTGTGCTTTGTGCTGTTCGGTAAACCATTTCGTAATATTAATAAAGGTCAACTTGTCAATACAATCAATCAGAAAGATTGTACAGTCGAAATTGAATTTGATACAGGCAACAAGTCATATAAGATTGTGCGTAGCATCAAGCCAAACTTATTTGAGATTTACTGTAATGGTCATCTAATCAATCAAGATGCCGCAGTCAAAGACTATCAAGAACATCTAGAGAAATTCATTCTCAAACTCAACTACAAATCGTTTACTCAAATCGTTCTGTTGGGTTCAGCGTCATTCACGCCATTCATGCAATTATCTGCAAGCGATAGACGTTCTATCATTGAAGACTTGTTGGACATTCAAATCTTTTCACGTATGAATAGTGTTCTTAAAGATAAATTTTTGTTATTGAAAGAAAAACATTCCCAAACAAAGTATGCAGTTGATTTAAAGAGTGAGAAGATTCAATATCAGATTCAATTTATCGATTCATTAAAGAAAAGCAATGCAGCCCAGATTTCATCTAAGCAACAAGACATTGCTAACACTCAGCATTTAGTTTTGGAAAGTGAAACTAAGTGTACAACGATACAACAAAATTTGTCAGATTTGTGTGTACAGATTTCAGACAAAGATAAAGTTACTGTAAAGATGGCAAAATTCTCAGGCATCAGACTTAATTTAAGTAAGACACTTAAAAAAGTTAATACTGATATTTCATTTTATCACGATAACAATGATTGTCCAACGTGTAAACAAACGATTGATGACGAATACAAAGCGCACATTCTCGAAGAGAGAAATAAAAAGATCAAAGAAGTAAATGATGCATTAAAAAAAGTTGATGAAGAAATTGACGTATTGAATGCACGATATCAGGACATTCAGGTCTTTGTTGAAGAAATTCAAGTATTGAATTCACAATTGACGTTTGAACAAAGCGAAATTAAAGCAAATCGTAGATACATAGAAAGCGTCAAAAAAGAAATTGAAAGACTGTCATTAGTCAAAGATGATTTGCAGACCGAAGAAACTAAACTGGCAACATTGTACCAAGAACTTGCTGAATTAGAGACTGAAATTAAAGTTATCTCTGAAGAGCGTTTGTATTATGAAGTTGCAATATCATTACTGAAAGACACTGGCATCAAAACGAAAATCATTCGTCAGTATATACCTGTAATCAACAAGTTGGTGAATAAGTATCTTGCCGCATTAGAGTTTTTTGTAAACTTTAATCTTGATGAGTCATTCAAAGAAACAATCAAGTCTCGCCATCGTGATGACTTTACATATGCATCATTCAGCGAAGGTGAGAAACAACGCATCGATATGGCATTGATGTTAACATGGAGAGCAGTTGCTAAGTTGAAGAACAGCGCCAGCACAAACATTTTGATTCTTGATGAGATTTTTGATTCATCATTGGACACAAATGGTACAGAAGATTTGATGAAGATTCTAAACATGCTTGAAGGATCAAACCTGTTTGTCATATCACACAAAGGTGATATTCTGCAAGACAAGTTTGCAAACGTGATTAGATTTGAGAAAGTAAATAACTTTTCAAGGATTGCAAAATGAAAATACTTAGCCAATATTATGGAAAAGATATAGACAGGGAAGCGCATGTGTACTTAGATGAAAATTTCTATAAAGTTAGAGCAAGAAATGACACAGGGTCTTACTTTGTCGCATTTTTTAATAGTATAGAAGAAGCTGAAAATTTTGCAGAAAATTATGTATTAGGAGAATCCCATGAACCTTGAATTTGTTCCAGAAACATCACCCATTCTTTTGCAGGAATGTAAAGAGTTTGATTTTGATAACCCACCATTCGATCCAAAAGAGTTTGCACAAGCATTGCACAACAAGATGGTTAAAAGTGATGGACTTGGATTGTCAGCAAATCAAGTTGGACAACCATATCGTGTTTTTGTTATGAGAACTGGAGATGAACCATTTGCAGTATTCAATGCTAAAGTAGTTGATGTATCAGATAACGAACTTTCAATGAAAGAAGGATGTTTAAGTTTTCCTTTACTATATCTAAGTGTTAAACGTCCAGACTCAGTGCGTATTCGATTTCAAGATGAAACTGGCGAAACACGAACTGAAAAGTTCATTGGCATGACAGCAAGAATTGCATTGCATGAATTTGACCATATGCTTGGAAAAGTGTATACTCAAAAGGCTTCACAATATGAAACACAAAGAGCAATACGTAAACGTACAATTTTAAAACGTAAGGTGAAGAAAATCTAATATTTAAAAGGAATCGAACATGAGTAACGAAGAAGATAAATTTAAAAAATCTAAACGAATCCTTGAAGACGAAAATGCAATACGAAAGCAATTACGAATTGCTAAAGCATACAATATACCAGTCGAGTCTCCCCATCAATTGGCTAAGCATCATGTCTTAGATTGTGGAAACCCTAATTGTGTGATGTGTGCAAATCCTAGAAAAGTATGGAAAGAAAAAACGATTCAAGAAAGACGTTTCGAACAGCCTGAAAAGTACAAAGAAAATAATGATTAAAGAGAAATATCTCGGTGCATACATGAAGACTGCAAGAGTCTTTGCCGAACTGAGTACTGCTAAACGCAAACAAGTTGGTGCTGTTATCGTTAAAGATAATCGCATCATTTCTATTGGTTACAATGGTATGCCAAGTGGATGGGATAACAATTGTGAACAAGTCGTTGGACATAATCACGAAGGTCCTGTACTCAAAACAAAAGCTGAAGTTCTCCATGCAGAGTCTAATGCAATAGCAAAACTCGCAAAGTCTACCGAGAGTGGTGATGGTGCAAGTATGTTCATTACTTGCTCTCCATGCATAGAGTGTGCTAAAATGATATTTCAAAGCGGCATTAAAGAAGTATTCTATGATGAAGATTATCGTGATGGTGGCGGTATCGTTTTCCTAAATAAATGCGGTATAACTGTAAAACAAATATGAGTGTAAACAAATGACAAAAACACAAATTGAAGAATCATCTCAGTATCAGAATTTGATTGGTGAGAAAAAGACTATTGATAAACCTGTTTCTCTTTTAGATCACATGAATCTAAATGAAGACGAGAAAGAGAAGTATTCTGACCAAGGTGAAAAAGAATGGAAGAAACTTTGGAAAGGTATGCCTGAGTTTGAACAAGAAGAAAATCCAACATATAAAACACTTTATGTGCATTTTCGAACTGAAGCAGACTACAAAGATTTTGCTAAACTGGTCAATCAAAATATTTCAAACAAAACAAAGAGTATCTGGCATCCAGCACTTGACAGAACACAGAACTCTCTTCTTAGATGGGTAGTCGATGATTCAGAATGAATTCTTAACAGAAAAGCCGTCAATTCTTTTTGATAAGTTTCTAAATGATTATGGAAACATTTTCAACATTGACAATGATGAAGCAAAGAGAATGTTGCGAGATGATTCTCTTTTTCAGAAATTGACTTCTGAGTGGTATGAAAACCTAGATCAAAACAATTTAGATGATGCATTTAAAGTATATGATGATGATTACTATTTTGTAGACATTTTCAATTGCTACAGAACATACAGCAGAAATTATATTAAACGATTGCTAAAGCCAACAATGGCAAATGGTGAATCTGTTTATGATTTGCTAAAAACTTCTACGTCATTTGTTGACATTGGGTGTGGAATCAGTTATAGTACATGTGCGTTGAAGACTCTTTTGCCTAACGCAAAAGCATATGGCATCAATTTGAAAAACACTAAGCAATGGAAACTGTGTGAAGTCATGGCAAAAAGACACGATTTTAATCTGATTGAAAGTGTGCATGAAATAGGACATAACGTAGATTTTGTTTTTGCGTCTGAATACTTTGAACACATTCAAAATCCAACAAAACACATAAAAGAAATCATTGATGCAGTATCACCAAAGTATTTTATTATCGCAAACGCATTTAACACACATTCAATTGGTCACTTCAAAACGTATGAATACGAAAATGAAATTGTAGATCAATCGAAAATTTCTGCTATATTCAATAAGTTCTTAGTGAAGAATGGATACGAAAAAGTGTTATGCAAAATGTGGAATAACAAACCAACAATATGGAGTAGAGTGAATGCATAATCCTGAACATCCAGTTTATATCATATCAAAGGGTCGTGCTGACTCAATGATTACTTCAAAGTCGCTTTCAAGAATGAAAGTGCCACACTATATCATCATTGAGCCTCAAGATGAGAAGCTGTATGAAGCCGCCCTCGATAACTTCAATATCAGACCATGGGTCACGTTGATTGTTGCACCATTTTCGAATCACGGCGATGGTCCTGGTCGTGCAAGAAACTATGCATGGGATCATTCGATATCTATTGGTGCAGAAAAGCATTGGGTGATGGACGATAACATTTCAGACTTTTATAGACTACATAAGAACCAACGAATTCGTGTTGAATCTGGTATACTCTTCTATATCTGCGAACAGTTTATTGATAGATTTGAAAACGTTCCTGTGTCTGGTTTGCAATATCGATTCTTCATTGCACCAAATCAGAAGTATCCACCATTTGTGAAAAACACTCGAATCTATTCATGTCTTTTAATTGACAATGCTTGCAAACATCGTTGGCGTGGTCGTTACAATGAAGACACAATTCTAAGTCTTGATGTTCTTAAAGATGGTGATTGCACAATTCAATTCAATGTATTCATGCAAGGCAAAGCCGCAACTCAAACTGTCAAAGGTGGCAATACTACAGAATTTTATCATGCTGAAGTTGGCTTTGATGATGAAACTGGTGAAGCAATTAAAGCAGACAAGTTGGTTGATGCAAAAGGCAAAAAATACAATGAGTCTGGCACAATTGCAAAATCACAAATGCTTGCTGACGTTCACTCAGACGTTTCTAGCGTTGTTTGGAGATATGATCGTTGGCATCATTACGTTGACTACTCTCAATTCAAAGGCAATCAGTTGAGATTGAAACCAAACATAGTCATACCAAATGCACCTAACAATTATGGAATGAAACTTATCACAAATTGGCAGGGTGAAAAGTCAATTTAACAGAATTTTTTATTTTAGACCCTGTAAGTGGTTGATTCATAAGGGGTTTTTCTTGCGTTTTTGAGAAAAACCCCTTTATTTCATACAAATGTGTTGTTTTGACGCTACACTACATCAAATAATCGTTGACATTCATTCCCACTATGCTATACTGTATACATAGATTGAGATTACAGAGGAATTTATGTCACACATTGAACATCCTGCCGCATACGAAGCCGCTACCAAGCGCAACATCATAAACAATGCTACGAAAACTTTCTACAAGACGTATCCCGATGCTGGCGATATCGTCCAATTCCTTGTTGCCAATTCTGAGAGAAATTCTTTCTACTCAAATCTTCTTGGTGCGTTAAACACTTATGGTAAGTTGACAGAAAAACAAGTCCTTGCTGTACGCAAATCAATTACCACTCAAGCTGAACGTAAAGCACAATGGATCGCACAAGCGGCAGAGAAAAACACAACCCGCACATTCCTTGGCACCGAAAAGAAAAAGATTACTGTTACTCTTACAGTTAAAAAAGCAATTGTAGTTGATCGTCCTAAATTTTACTGGGCTGATTCTGGCAGAAGTCTTCTC